GTACATCCATACTTATTCTCACGAAGAAAATGAGCATAAACTCGTTATCTGATGTCACCGCGGGTCAGGTCTCTCCAATTAAGGATGAGATCCCAACCGACTCGCAAGGGGATAAAGGTACCCCCAAGCCTTGTCATGTTGTTAGTTCGGTTTCAACCTCCACATTAAATTGTGGTAGAGTCAAAGAAACGAAGTCGTCTTATGTCAACAATATGAGCACCATTTTAAACCAGGTGCCTAAACTGTTCCAATTGAAGGACATATCAATTGAAGAACGAGAAAGAGTTTTAGTACTCACTCGCAGTTTAGTTCTTCCGATTCTGAGTAGGGTGAAATTCACAGAGCATGAATTTCGTTGTGTAATCAAACACTCACTGCAGATGTCGGAACGAATCGCATCGTTCTTGGATAACGTTAATACTGAATTTAAATATATTAAATATCATTTATCTGTATTAATGTGCAAGTTATTCAAGGACACTCAAAGACCTGATGGAATAGAGAAGTTTGGCTCAAAGCCTTTATTCTCAGGCATTCTCCGACGTGTGATCAATAGAGCAATCGCACGTCGTGATACGTCCCTCATTTATTCACTTGATAAATGTAAAAATTCTTGGCCTCGATTATCAGTCGAGTCATTAATTAAGACATTACAAGATCACAGAATGAGATGGTCATCGAAGGAATCTTCAATTCCATTTGATGTTGAAACCGAAATTGGGCATACTGCTAAACGATTGTTCTTGCAGTCAGGTCCAGGTGAGGTCAAATTCTTCCCTTCAGGTTCAGCTTGTTTAGAAGCAAACCGTGATATGGGCGGAGTACTCTCACTGTTCCCCGGTCTTTCAACCGATGGAGAATTTACGCTTTCCCTAAGCGGCGAACAGAAGTTGGATGTTTCTAGTCAGGTCCTGAATTGTCGGTTGGACAATTGGAGAGCTGAATCCTTAGAAATGGCAACTTTTGAAACGCTAGATTCATTGAAGAATCCGAGCGCGTTCGACTTGTGTGTTATACCTCTCTTCGAGAGCGGAAAAATCCGGATCATTACAAAAGGATCTGGTTTTCTCAACGCTGCTCTTCAACCAATTCAAGGTAAATTAGTTGAAGATTGGAAGAAGTGTAAACATAGCACAATGCGCGATGAAGATTTAACATTAAAGGTCCAGAAATTACAAGACGATGCTCCTTCACAATTTCCATATTTTATATCTGGAGATTACGAAGCTGCTACAGACTGGTTGAAGAAAACAGCAACTGATGCCTGTTTGCTCCCTTTCTTGAATCTGGAGACCTATGTTAATTATAATTTGAGAATGAATCGAAGAAAACTCACTAAGTATTTACTCACTAACGATGAGGTTGAAGAGATGATAAGTCAATTCTCTCTTGCTTATCGTTCGTTTCGTACACACGAAGTTCGTTATCCATCAACCTTTGAAGGAACAAGAATCAATGTTGATCCATTTATCCCGAGAAACGGACAGCCCATGGGGCATCCATTATCGTTTCCTTTATTATGTACAATCAATCTTGCTGTTTACCGTTGTAGCCTAAAGAAATGGGCTGCCGCAGAGAAACATGAACCACGAATGCAGACGTTTAATCCTGAATTTGTGGAAGCAGAAATGATTAAATATAATAAAGAATACAAGGAATGGCTTCAACTCGTTAAGGAAAGAAAATTAATAGCTCATAGACTTTTAGAAGTTCATGATGTATTATCTGTAATCATTAACGGAGATGATATTTTATTCAAAGCTGATGAAGAATTATTCGAAATCTTCAAGGAGGTTTCCTACTCGGTTGGTCTTAGACCTTCCAATGGAAAGAACTTCAAGTCATTCGATCATTGTATGATTAATTCTCAAATCTTTGCTCTCAATAAGGAAAACAAAATCACTAGAAAATACTATTTGAACCAGAAGATTGTCTTTGGTATACGCAGAGAAGGAGAACCTCTCCCTTTCGCAACCGAATTATCAAGACCCTTGAACGATATGTTCAAGAATCTTCCCTGGTCCCAGAATTGTATTAAGCTAATTCTTGCTAAGTATGATAAGCTGTTTCAAAACGGTCTTAACTTTACTCCTAATTGGTTTCTCCCGACCCACCTTGGTGGATTCGGAATTGATCCAATTAATTTCGGTTTAGACAAGAAAGAAATTCGCTATACGAAGCAGCAGCGTGTTATGGCTGCTCGTTTCATTCATAATCCAAAATTGGCTTTATCGCGCACAATTGGTGCTCCCCGAGCTGCGGTCGTTGGAAATCTCAAGGAGACGATTTCCATGTATCCAGTACATCTCACTGATGAGATTGTAAAAGATGGGCGTATTTTATTTAGCGAACAAGAAGGGTCCTGGTCCGCAAGGATGATGATGATTAATAGACTAGTTGTTGGGTCTAAACCATTGACTGATGTTAACCTCTTTCAGAGGATAATCAAGGCAAAACATTCACGTTTTGCGCCAATGGGTGATGAAAAGCTGTTTGAGTATTGGGATGTTACTTTTGCAAGTTCTATCCTTCCTCCAGTTCCAGATTTAGGTCCACTCCCGCGATTAACGGATATGTTAGACGCTCATAATTTATTAAATTATAGACGAATCATTAATCCATATAATCACGACTCACAGTCCGATACTTCTAGCGATGAAAGTTATAACT